ACGATTGCCGCAGCGACGTACACGATCACCGTCGGGGCAGGAGGCACTACCCCCTCATCAGGTTGGAACCAGCGAGGTGGTACCGGCGGTCAGGGCGGGGCTGTATTTCCTTCAGCAATCTACTCCACGGGCGGCGGTGGCGGTGGTGCCGCCAGCGTGAGTGGCTATCCCGGCGGGTCTGGTGGTGGTGCCGAAGCAGGTGGTGCCCAACCCGGTACTGGTACATCAGGGCAGGGTTACGCAGGCGCGAACGGCGTCATGTACCTTGTGTACTTTGGTCAAAACTATCAAACGTCTGGTGGCGGTGGTGGTGCGTCAGCGGTTGGCAGCGGCGGTACCGCTACTGCCAGTGGTGGTGGTTACGCAAACGGTGGTGCTGGATCGTCCAACACATACTTCGATGGCACCACCGACTATTACAGCGGAGGCGGAGGCGGCAGCGGCGTTGTGGTGACGCCACCACAAGTCAACATGTACGGTGGTGCTGGTGGTACTGGCGGTGGCGGCAATGGCAGCGGCCGTGTCTCATCCTCCGATGTCGCTGGTAGCGCTGGAACGGCAAATACTGGCGGCGGTGGCGGCGGTGGTACCGCCTATGTGAGCGGCTATTACGGTGGGAGCGGTGTCGTCGTGATCCGTTACCCCTACGAGTGGTGAGGTTCTGATGGCCCATTTCGCAGAAATAGACGCCGACAACATTGTCCTACGGGTGCTGGTCGTAGGCGACGACGAGGAACACCGTGGGCAAGAGTTTCTGGCCGATGACTGTGGCCTTGGCGGCACATGGATTCAAACCTCTTACAACACCACCGCCAACAGTCATTCGTTGGGTGGCACGCCGCTGCACATGAACTACGCAGGCATCGGGCACGTCTGGGACGGCACCGGTTTCGCCGCAGCGCAGCCGTACCCGTCGTGGACTCTGGATGGCGACTACCGGTGGCAGCCACCGACACCCATGCCAGACGATGACAAGGTTTACGTTTGGGATGAAGCCACAACTTCATGGAAAGAACTGGAGACTGAATAATGGCCGTACAGATTCAACTAAGACGAGGTACTGCCGCAGCGTGGACCTCGGCCAACCCGACTCTCGCCAGTGGCGAGTTGGTTATAGAAACCGATACCGACAAGTACAAGATAGGTGATGGGTCAACTGCATGGACCTCCCTTGGCTACTCGTCACTGCCTAGTACTGCTATTAGCAATACAGTGGTTGATGCCAAGGGCGACATCATTGCTGCCACAGCCGCCGACACTGTAGCCAAACTTACGGTGGGGTCCAACGGACAGGTGCTGACTGCCGCCTCAGGCCAGAGCACGGGTCTCCAGTGGGCGACGATGACCCACACTGCCATTACCGTTGCTGATACTACCGATACAACTTGTTTCGTGGGCCTGTTTGAGTCGGCTACCGGTGATCTGGCCCCGAAGACTGATGCCGGGGTCACATACAACGCTGGTACAGGGATGCTGACGGCAACAGGGTTTACTGGTCCTCTGACCGGGAACGCTTCCGGGTCGTCCGGTAGCACCACGGGTAACGCTGCTACAGCGACTGCTCTAGCCACAGGACGCACTATTGGTGGCGTGTCGTTCGATGGTACCGCCAACATTGCAGTCACACTGGCTGCCACGGCAACGGCCCTAGCGACAGGCCGCACCATTGGTGGTACATCCTTCGATGGAACGGCCAACATCGCAGTCGGTTTGGCTGGGACGGCGACAGCCCTAGCCACCGCCCGCACTATTGCTGGTGTCTCATTTGACGGGACTGCAAATATAGACCTAGGCACAGATGCTAATATAGTATTAGCGTCTCAATCGTTTAGTTAGGGGTTAGTAATGGCTACATTTAGCAAGGTTCTGCTCTCGGGCGGGACGACAGGCATGAACGTCAAGGTGGCTGCTACTTCATCGGCAGGCACCACTATTCATACTGCCGTATCCGGTACGTCCAACATGGATGAGGTGTGGCTCTACGCTTGTAACACCAGCGGGTCTGACGTGAAGTTGACTATCGAATACGGGGCCACTAGTGATGACCAGAGGCTGACCGAGATCACTATTACCACGGAGGCTGGGTGGACGCTGATTTGTCCGGGCCTGCTCCTCCAGAACAGTCTGGTTATCAAGGCGTTCGCCGCAACGGCCAATGTCATCAACGTCAATGGTTACGCAAACAGGATCACGGCCTAACCATGCCGTGGATCGGAAGGTACTTCGCAAGTTCCAAGGTGTCTGACTGGCGTTCGGGTTCGCTCGGCGGTGGAGGCACTGTTGCGTTTGCTGCTACTGGAGGTACAGAAAGATCCTATTCGGGCTATAAGTCTCATACCTTCACCGGTTCGGGGACGTTTACCGTTACTGGTGGTTCTATTGAAGTGGACATATTTATAGTTGGTGGAGGCGGTGGTGGCACCGCACAGACAGACACTAAGGCGACAGGCGGTTCTGGCGCAGGGGGCTTTATTCTGGATACCACTACAGTCTCTTCGGTAGGTGGTACCGGCGGGGACGGTGCTTACGCCATCGTGGTTGGTGGTGGTGGCTCCGGTTACAGAATCTATTCTTATGGGGGGTATAACACCTCTTACGGCGGCGACAACGGCAACGATTCGACGTTCAATGGTTGTGAAGCAATCGGTGGCGGTGGCGGTGGCGGTTCGTACGTCGTCATTGCCAACCAAGCCCACGGAGGCGGGTGTGGCGGCGGGCAAGGCGGTGCGTCCGGCAGTTTCTTGCCGGGGTGTCGCGGCGTCCAAGGTGGCGATGCCAACAACGCCTCCGGTGCTATGCACAGCGAAGTAGGGAGCGGTGGAGGTGGGCACGGGAACACGACCGGAACCACCGGGCGCAACGGGCACAACGGTGCCAACAACGATTATTCGACAGGCTCAAACATTATGTATGGCGGTGGTGGTGGTGGAACCGACAACTACTATTATTCCCCACCGGGAACGGGCGGCTCCGGTGGCGGCTCCGCTGGATCAAGACCGTACTACACCACCCAAGTTATTACGAATGCGACGGCAAACACCGGGGGTGGTGGCGGCTCAATGTGTAATAACGGAGCCTACAATGACTACACCTCCCCTAATGGCGGTAGTGGGTTCGTCGTTATTAGGTATGCAGTCTGATGGCTCATTTCGCTGAACTAGACGAGAACAATATCGTTCTACGGGTTATCGTTGTTAATAATGAGGATACGGCTGACGCTGATGGCAACGAGGTTGAATCCATTGGTCAGCAGTTCTGTACCGATCTGCTTGGCGGGACATGGGTCCAAACCTCGTACAACCGCAACCAGAGAGTCGGGTATGCGACGAAAGGAGACATCTATGATGCCGACTTGGATGCTTTCTATGTACAGCAGCCATTTCCGTCATGGACTCTTGACGCAAGTATCCCAAACTGGGTAGCACCAATTGCATATCCGGTTGCTGATGAAGATGATGACGACCCAACAACATATAACTGGGACGAAGACACGACCTCATGGGTTGAGGTAGAATAGGGTCCTACATAGCATTTGAAGGGGGTGCCCGATGGGCCACCAAGAATCCCTACAAACCGCTAAACAAAAGATCGAAGAGGTCCTCAAAGACCTCCCCGGCCCCCCACCCAAGGCATCAGCAGGTAAACAGTTAAAGTCAACACAGTCCTTGCTTGAGAAGGCCAAGGACAACATCGCCTATGTTCTGGGCTTACCGGCTGCTATCACAGGGGCCTTCGGCTTCCTGTGGGACTCATCTTCTGACGAGGCTGCCCTCCAGTATCAGGTTGACCAGTTAGAGGCCGCTGTAGCCGATCTGAAGGCCGAGGGGGACCTTCTGGGGGGTGGGGTAAAGAACTGGTCTCTGAACCCCGCAGACGCCCCCGGTGGCTCTCTGACGGCAATCCTAGTGGCTATGGTTATACTAGTACTTCTGGGATTGCTCTTCTGGTACCAGAACAGGCGTAAAGCACGCAAGTGAAGCGGCTTTCGGCGGTACTCACCGCCGGGGCGCTCTTCTTTGCAGGGTGTTCTTCCGGCGGGGTTTCAGAAGAAGTTAGTATTCCTATAGTCGTAGAAACTACTACTACCCCCCCTACGACGATCCCAGATAGCCCTAGCCCCACTACCACTACGGTACCCCTACCCCCTACCGCCACAACTCCAACTACTATCGCCCCGCAGGTGGTGGAAGATAGCCCTACCCCGGAACCCACCCCGGTGGGGTACGCTCTAACATTCACACCGGAGAATGATTCATTCTCCTTTGAGAACTTCGGTGGGGGTGAAGCCCCTGCTGACTTGACGGTCAACATGGCCCGACGCCTGTACGGGGACGATCAGGTCTGCTCTGAGGTGTTAGACAACAGGTGTACGCCCTACCCGGTGATCCTCCAGTTGATCTCACAGGCCAATCGGTCCATGCGTGGGGGTCTTTGTGAGGGCCTAGCAGTCCTCAGTCTCCGCTTGGCAGGCGACCTGAAGACGTTGGCGTCATTCCAAGGGACCGACACCGTGTCCCAGTTGGTGAAGGCCGACCCGGCGCTCCTCTCAGAGATTGCCTACTGGTATGTGACCCAGTTTGCCGTAGAGGTTCAGCAGGAGGCGTCCGCCTATCTGGAGATGTCCCCCAAACAACTGGCTGAAGTCCTGCTGTATGACTTCGCTGAGTCGGAGGCTGGGAACAACTACACCGGGTTCACTCTCGGCATCTACTCCTCAGCCGGAGGCCACGCTCTCACGCCGTACCGGGTGGTGCAGGTCCCGACCGGATACCGCATCTACGTCTACGACAGCAACTGGCCCACCTCAGAGCGATGGATAGACGTGGATGAGGACGGCTGGGTCTACGCCCTAGCAGCAACGAACCCCACCGAGGAAGCCTCAGCGTGGTCTGGTGGCACGGGCACTATGGAGTTGACCCCCATGAATGTTCGTGGTGGTCCATTCACTTGTGGGTTCTGCCCACAGGAAGGGACGACCAAATCAGGAACCCTGCTTACGGTTGCTGCCTCTGGTAGTAAGCAGATGAGTCTCAAGATAGTCACGGAGAGTGGTCAAAGATTGGGGTATTACGACGAGGGTTTCGTCAATGAGATCCCCGGTGCCACCTACCGCTACTTGATCTCAGGCCCCTCAACGGCTGACCCGGTGCTGGTGTTCCTGCCACCGGACGTGGAGTCGTTCACCGCTGACGTTGAGGAGATAGATGTTCCCACCCCGGAGGCTGTGGCAGACGCCACGGCTTTAGGAGAAATCCCCAGCCCGGTTCCAGATGGTAATGGGGTGGAACCCCCAGAGCAGGAACAAGAAGAGCCTACCCCACAGAAGTTCTCCCTACTGGTACTTAACGAAGAAAAGTCAGTTCAGATTGAAGCCACTGTGGTGGAGGTCGCCGTAGAGGAAGAGACCCAGTCCCTCCTCTCGTTCTCCGAAGAGTCGGTGTCGGTTGCGGAGATTGAGGAAGCCACCGTTGCCATTGCTATAGACGCCCTGTTGGTTGAGGTGGAACTGGAGGAGGGACAGCAGATAGAACTGGTGTTCGTAGATGAGGTGAGCACTACCGAGCCAGAGAGTCTGAACCTGTCCATTCAGGATGAGCAGGGTGAGGTGCTAGCCGAGGTGACGGTGGACGTGGCTGCTTACCGTGTGGTGACGACCACACAGGATGAGCCAGATAGCCCTATCCCAGAACCGGTAATACTAGAGATCACCTACGACGAGGTGCTGGCACAGGTGGTGCAGGAGGAAGAGGAGATCGAAGAGTGGGTTGCTTCTGACGCTGAGTACTTCCAAGCCGTAGCCGAGGACCGCTTGGCAGAGGTGCTTGGGAACAGGTACGTCGAAGAGATTGAGGAAATAGATGACTGGGAACCATTGGAGACGGATGACGACTTCGATCTGGTGGAGATCATACTTAGCGTGGACCCTGAGTACTGGGAGGATGAACAGTGGGACGAGGTCGACTATGACGACGAGTGGTTTGCGGCCGAGGAGGAGGAGTTCTTAGAGTTCTTTAACGAAGGAATAGTACTAGAAGAAGTCTTTGAGTTCGTAGAGGAACTAGAGATTGACGAGTACTGGGAGGCTGAGATAGAGTGGGAGGAGCCCGAGCCAGTCCCAGAGCCAGTCCCAGTCCCAGAGCCAGAGCCAGAGCCAGAGCCAGAGCCAGAGGTAGAGGTAGAGGTAGAGCCAGTCCCAGAGCCCGAGCCAGTCCCAGAGCCCGAGCCAGAGGTAGAGCCAGTCCCAGAGCCAGAGCCAGAGGTAGAGCCCGAGCCCGAGCCCGAGCCAGTCCCAGAGCCAGAGGTAGAGCCAGAGGTAGAGTCAGAGCCAGAGGTAGAACCAGAACCAGAACCAGAACCAGAGCCAGAGCCAGAGGTAGAGCCAGAGCCAGAGCCAGAGCCAGCACCTGAGGTAGAGGTAGAGGATGAGGAAGAACTAGATGAGGAAGAACCGGAAGTTGAAGAACGGCCCGAGGAAGAACCGGAGGTCCCTGCTGAAACTGAAGAAGACCCAGCGCCAGAACCGGAGGAAGAAGAACCTGAGCCGGAAGAAGTCACTGAGCCAGAGAGCGATCCGTGGGAAGAACCCCCAGTGGAAGAGCCGGAACCAGAACCTAGTTGGGACCCCTACGAAGGGTGTAGGGGCACCTCGGCCTGTGCGGACGCCCCCGGCGGCTACGGGTCGTGGGAAGACTACGACCAAGCCAACAACCCCGACTACTACGAAGACTGGGGGGAAGTCCCCGAAGGGTTCATCAACTGGACGGGCTTTACGGAGGCTGTGGAATCGGGGGAAGTAAGCGCAGAGGTAGCCGGTGAGGAACTTCCCGACTTTGTATTAGCGGAAGAGATCGTGGTGGTGTATGTGGCACCGGTCTATGTTCCGACCTATGCGTATGTGAACACTGCCGTGGCGTTGCAAGAAACGATCTCTACATCCTCGTCAACTGCCCAGACGGGGACAACAACAACGACGAATGTCACCACTGCCGAGTCGGGAATCTTGACCCACAACAGTAACGACGGACACTGGCATTTAGATACAACGACAGAGACCACGACGGTGGCGACGGTCACCAACACCCTCGTAGATACAACAACCGTGGTGGCGCGGACAGGAACTGACTTTGTGTCCTGCTTCTACATAGACGGGATACAGAGCGGTTGCTCCACCCAGAGGTCATGGAACGACAACGAAACAACGGCCACCGCTGGTGATGCTTATACGCAAACCTCTACGACAACGGCGGTGTCGTCAGCGACCGTGAATACGGAGGAGGGTTGTTCTGAGGGCGGATGGAGAGGTATGGGGGATTGGTGCATGGTTCAATCGGCCAGCCGAAGCGACCGAGACAACGTGGGCTTCACGCTAACCGCATCGACTGCCATCCTCATCGACGCTGAAACCAACCTGACCGACGAAGGATGGGACGACCCGTCGCCCTACGGCGACCCGTACATCTGGCTTCGCAACGACACCGACTCCGGCGCAGGGATCGCCCTCGGGTCAATCATTGAGAAGGACGACGACGGAGGGGCCGATTGTGTTGGCTCTGCGTGTTGGAATATCCCCAGTGGGGCCACCGACCCGGACGAAACCCCGACCATCACCTATTGCAGCAGCGGTGGAGCCTGCTCGGATGGTGTTCCAGTGATCGACAACGTGAGCGATTCTTGGGATAGCCGCATCGACCGGACCCTCGTCGCCGGTCAGTACGTCGTACAGGGAGGGGCTTACGACGAGGACACTGGTGGTTGGTACAGGCTGACCATTAGAGAGGACGACTGATGAAGGTCTGGATCGACCAAGACTTGTGTACTGGGGATGGTCTTTGTGCTGAGATTTGTCCTGACATCTTTGAGATGCACGATGATGGGTTGGCCTATGTCAAGGAAGTTGAGTGGCCTACCATGTACGGACCTGATGGAGCAGCCAAGGGTGAACCCGTCTACAAGATGGCTACGGGTTTGGCAGATGTCCCTGAGGGGCTTTTAGAGGATGTCATTGAGTCTGCTGACGAATGCCCCGGTGAGTGCATCTACATTGAGGTAGAATAGGGGGGGACAAGGAGAAGCGATGACTGTTTTAGTACATGAAACATTTGAAGAAGGGTGGGAGAAGGCGTGGAAGGGGAAGATCAAGAACGCCTATGTGAGCGGCGACGCTCTACGGCTGATGTTCCGAAACGGCGATCACTACGGTTGCGCCCTCTATCAAGAGGTAACACCCTGTCGCCATGTGAAGGTGTCCTACATGGTCAGGGCGCTTGGCAACTGGAACTCCCACAGTACGGGAAAGACGCTGGGATTTGCCGACCTACGCTACAAGAACAAGAGGGGCCAGTCCTACGGGCACGGCAACAGGCAGCCCAACCCTGATGGTTTCTCGTTCCGCACATGGTTCGGCAAGTCCAAGGATGGATTCATGCCCATCGGCATGTACTTCTACCATCTGGGACAGGGTCCACGGTGGGGCGATTCGGTCAAGGTCGGACAACTCAAGATTGGCGGCAATGCCGTTCTCTTTGAGTGCGAAGCCGACTTCGATGAAGGCTTTATCCGTGCTCGGGTGGATGGAGGCGAGTGGGTTCGCCACAACCTCGTAGTCACCGACAAGACGGCTGTCACATGGGCATGGTTGGACGCTTACTACGGCGGACCAGCCGTGGCTCCTGAGAACATGGCGTGGGACGTTTCTGACTACAAGTTGGAGAACCTCGGCGTCGACATCGCTGATCCGGGTATTGACTGGGACGCTATCGCCCGAATGATTGCTGAGAAGGAAGCGGCTGCCAAGGAAACCGAGGAATCTGAAACTATTGTCGTTACGATTCCCTCCGTATCAGATAGGTTGAGGGAACTGGCTGATGAGTTAGAGGGCACCTGATACACTAGAAAGGTATCCATCAGTACAGGTCAAGGAGCACCAGTGGACGTAGACAACATTCAACTCAACCCCCAGACCGTCATCAACGAACTTCAGAGCCGTTTAAATGCCATGCAGGGCGAGAACGTCGTGCTGGCAGCGATGGTAACTGAACTTCGGTCCCTTCTGGTGGGGTTACAGAACGAGGAGCCTACCGAGGATGCCGAGGAATAAAGGGGGCCTAGGTCCCAACTGGCAGGGCTTTGACAGTTACCTGACTGAGGAGTTCAAGTCCTCAGTTTCTACGGCTGGACCTCTTGACCCGGAGCATTTCGATGCTCGTGACGAGCCCACGACAGCCGACAGACGACAGGCTGGATCTGCTACCTACTCGTTCTCCATTGAGCAGGAGAAGGAGCGACAGGAACTCGGCCCTGAAGACGAGCAACCAACTGGGTATATAGAACCACAGATAAACGGGGTTGACTTCAACAGTACTCGTGTAGAGTGGTACCGCTATGTTCCCAACGATCCCAACAACGCCACTATGGGGCTGGGCACGATTTTCATGCGCTTTATCAAGCGGGGGGACCAGTACCGTTATGACAGCGTACCCTTCGATGTGTACGCCGCTATGACAGGTGCAGGGGTGTCTAGGGGAAAGTTTGTCAACAGTACGTTGAATCACTACCCTTACACCAAGATAGGTAAGGATGATGAGACCGGTCTGTTCTTTAACTGATGTACTGGATCACCATGACAACCTTGTTCTTAGGTGGTATTGTACTGCTGTTGTGGTGGTATGACCTATATAAGTAGGGTCACAGGGTACTCCCCTCTGGTTCTGGGGGTTTTGTTACTCCCTGCACTTCCCTTCATGCGGGGGTGGTGGCTCCTCGGCGCTGGTGTGGCTGGTATGATCTGTTGGTGGCTAGTATTGAGAAACACACTGGACTTAGTACAAGGGGTGGGGCCTGTGTACTGGTTGACACGCCAGACGACCGTAAAGAAGATCGGGATACAGAGTTCCTTTATGAGGGAAACCGACTACCCGTGGAGGAATGGTCGTGGGATTCAGGCTGTGGTCCCCTACCGAACCTTTCAGGTTGGGGTTTGCAAACCTTCTGAGCACTACACAAGCGAGGAGGGCCTACTCCACTCGTTGGTTGGCAGGAGTCTTCCCAGCAAACCAGAGGAGATTAGAGAATGGCACTGAAGTTTTGGGGTGACAGTAAGACCCATGCCGTTGCGACCTTTGATCGGCCTTCTCGTGTTACCAAGATGAGCACGTCGGAACTGGGGGACTGGATGGACCTAGAGATCATGCACCTTGGTGAGGCGTTTGATAGTTGGCGTCGCCACGCCTATGGTGGTGACGATGTTACCGCCCGAGTAGAGATGCTTGCCGCTATGTGGGATGAACTTGTGGAGCGGGGCGAATGAGTGTCGCTACCGATACTGAGGACGATACTGAGGAACGGGCAGGCTTTGATGATGTTGCCGAGTTGGACCTTGACAGCGAACTGGATGAAGCGTCTACGGAGTTTGTCGATGAGTTGGTTAAGAAGTTAGTACTGTTCACAGAGGAGTTCTGTGGTGTAGAGTTCTTCCCTTATCAGATTCCCATAGCCTATAGGTTTATTGAGTCTGTTGTTGTAGGAGACGGTGAAGAACTGACCCTCATAGCCACCCGCCAGAGTGGTAAGTCAGAGGTGTTGTCCAACGTCATTGCTTCCATGATGGTTATCCTTCCCAAACTGTCCAAGATTTACCCCGTGTGGCTGTCCAAGTTCAGCAAGGGGTTCTGGTGCGGGGTGTTTGCTCCCACTGAAGATCAGGCTGACACCGTGTTTAGTCGTATTGTTTCCCGGCTAACCAGTGATCATGCTTTGGAGTTCCTGCTTGACCCGGAGATTGACGACAAGGCTTCGTCAGGTGGAGCACGCGGTAAGGGAAAGATTGTCTCGCTGAAGAACTCTGGGTCACTCTGTCGGATGCAGACTTGTAACCCCAAGGCCAAGATTGAGTCGAAGACGTACCACTTCGCTGTTGTGGATGAGGCGCAGGGAGCCGACGAGTTTGTGATTGCCAAGTCCATCAAGCCCATGTTGGCGTTCAACAACGGCACCATCGCTCTAACTGGTACTGCTACCCGTACCAAGTCGTACTTCTACAGGATGATTCAGTTTAATAAACGTCGGGACATCAACAGGAAGCGTGGGCAGCGCACGTCTCACTTTGAGTATGACTGGACCGTAGCGGCTAAGTACAACGTCAACTACGGCAAGTTCATTAGAAAGGAGAAGGTTCGTATTGGGGAGGACTCAGACGAGTTCCGCATGTCCTACCTCAACCACTGGATGCTTGAGAAGGGGATGTTCGTCACTGAGGAGCGTCTGGATCGTCTGTATGACACCTCAATGCAACTGGTTCCAGAGTGGTGGCGTACTCCCATTGTCATTGGCATCGACGTGGCTAGGTCCAACGATTCCACAGTCGCCACGGCTGTGTGGGTTGACTGGGACCACCCCGATGGGCTGGGGTTCTTTGAGCATCGGGTCCTGAACTGGCTGGAAATACATGATACGGACTGGGAGTCTCAGTACTTTAAGATCGTGGACTTCGTGCGTAACTATGACGTTCTGCGTGTAGGTATTGACGCCCAAGGTGTGGGAGGAGCGGTAGCCGAGCGTCTGGCCCTGCTTCTGCCAGACATCGAAGTGCTGGGGCTTTCCTCAGATGCAAAGGCACAGAATGAGCGATGGGTCCACCTAACCGAGTTGATTCAGCGAGACCAACTGGTCATTCCGGGCCACTCAAAGGCCAAGAGGACCCGTCGTTGGAAGAAGTTTAACCAGCAGATGGTGGACTTAGAACGGATCAACAGAGGACCATACCTGCTTGCTGAAGCCCCTGAGGAACGAGGGGCCTTTGATGACTACCCCGACAGCCTAGCCTTGGCCTGCTGCCTCACAGTACACGATGTTATGCCAACTGTGTCGGTAGCAGAGAATCCATTCTTCGTTTAGTGGTATTATAGAGGTCAGGTACCTACCCGTATTCCCCGGAGGATTTCATGGCTAATGTAGCAAACCCAACAGTCGCTCCCGCAGCGCAGTTCCCTGAACGTGGACCCGAGGTCGGTAGCCACGGGTTTGAACGTGTTATGGGACCCGACATTCCGAACCAGCGTGGACCCCTGCGGTTTGAAGAGGGTGTCGCTACCGATACTGACGTGCCCAACGACTTCGCCATCGGCTCTCAGGTGGACGTTTCCTCGGCCCCCGGTCGTGCTAACCACAACAACCCGGCGATGTTCTACAAGCCCGCCGAGCAGACGATGGCAGAACGTGCCCACGTCGGCTCTGCCTCATGGATTGAGGCCCCGTCGGTCCTTGGAGAGTTCGTTCAGGGCGTCGTGGCCGGAGATGGAATGCCCAAGTTTGAGCGTTCCTTCAACTCTGGCGCACACATGAATCGACCGAGCGCAGTTCGCGTCAACGACTGATCCTCTCTGACACCGGGGAGGTAGATCATGGTCTGGAGGGACGACGAGTATCCTCTGATGGCCGAGGATCTCCCCAAAAAGAGTCTTAAGAAAGCACGGGACTCCATGCGAGAGTATGGGGCGACTGTGACGGATCGCGTAGACTCTTCGATTGCAACCGCAGCGGCGGCTAAACTAAAGACTAGCAGTACGCCCGGTACAAGGCTCAAGGCTGCTCGCCGGGAGATGGCCCTCAAAGACATAGCCCCGGCTGTCAAGGACATCCCGTGGTCGGTTGAGCGGATGGCTAATCGCAAGATGGACTTGATCAAGTCCGGTGCTGAACGCTCTCGGGAAGCGGGTACGACCCTACAAGGGGCTGGCTGGTACTTTGAGCACCACAGAGATGTCCGTGATGCAGCCCCCGGAACAGACATGGACGTGGCGTCTGCGGCTTCAGCAGGACTGAGTCCCTTATCTCACCCCAAAAAAGATGAGATTCCCGCCCTTAGGAGTATTCATTCTGCGTTAGGTTCTGAGCAGTTAGAAGTACAGGTCAAGGCTGAGTTTGAACCCGAGACCTATGACCGAGCAGGCACTACCCCCGGACAGCGGTTAACCGTGGCTGACGCCACTACTGACCAGTTGGCTACAACTAACATTGGTGGCAGCACCGTTCAGAATATGGGAAGGGCAATAGGAGCCCTTCGTGGTGAGGTACCTCCCGACGAAGTTAACCGTCGTGGCAAAGCAAAGTCGTACCAGTTGAGTATTAGAGATGCTCCACCTGATACGCCTGAACACTTGGATTATATGGGGGTCGCCCATCACTTAGTTCACGGTGACCCCAACCAAGGCATGTTGATGTTTGACAAGGCTGAACCGGGGGGTTATCCACGAGAATCCATGATGTCACCTGACAGAACTACTGCTGAAGATACGTGGATGCAAGGCATTAGCACTGGTCAGCGCATGGCATATACGGGTAAGCAAGGAAGGCTGCGTTCGCCCGCCAAGAGAATAGTGGACAAGGGCTCCCCTATGGACCCTTCAAAACTGTACAAGGGAGACCTAGGTATTACTAAGAAGGACATTGGTACGGTGGGGAACATTATTGAGGATGATGTGATCCATGCCGTTCAGAACATGGCTACCAGACGTGCCGCCGCCAAGATGGGGCCTATTTCGTTCAACCAGTTTGGAGAGAACATCGCTATGCCAGCGGTGATGGCTCAGGAAGTGTCTTGGACTGAGGCCCGAGAACAGGCTGGTGAGGGATGACCGAAGCATGGGGACTTGTCACGGCGGCACTGGTCACCGGTACCTTTGGTGTACTGGGAGTACTTCTACGTAGCCTCCGTAGTGAGAACAGGCGGGACCACGCCGTGGTAGCCAACAAACTCACCGGCCTATCCCGTGCTCTTGAGGCAATCAAGGGCTCTGTGGATAAGAATGGCGAGATCCTGACCGACCACTTGGAGTGGCATAAGACCCCCAAGCGGCAAACACGACAGAAGAAGTCATCTGCTAAGAAGTGAAGTGCTCACATGACGGTGTCGTGTCGTGTAACATGAGTAGGAGCAGAAGGAGTACTTGCTTTGATGGACGCACAGCCCGTAACTCTGGTGGAAGCCTTGGAAACCCCTCTTCGGAGTCCCCGCCCCCGTGACTGCCTGTTTGCCCGTGTCAGTGACGGGCTGGAGAATGAAGAGCAGGTAGCCCTGACTAAGGCGTTGGATAAGATCCGGTCTGACCTCAACAACGGACAGCGTAAGGTCTATTCCACAGCATGGCTGGCGACGGTGCTCACCAGTCAGGGATACAGCATCTCGGCAGCAACGATTCAGCGGCATCTGCGGGAGTCCTGCGGTTGCTACGCCTCTGGTGAGGTCAAGTGAGTACGGCCAGCGAACTCTCCAAACGCTTGGGCAAGGCACCACCTAGGCAGGCCCTAGGCAAACTGGCTGACCTGCTGGACCGCCACAACATAGACCTAGAGGAAATCGGTGACATCAAGAAGGTGTCCCTTTATCAGTCTTTGACTAAGGACGCAGATGGTGAAGCACAGATTCACGACTTGGTTGGTATCCAGATTTCTCCGTCGTGGGAAACAGGACCGGAGTGGCCCGTCATACAACCCGGACCCACAATCACACTTCCCAAGGGTGTTACCCCCAAGAAGAAGAAGACGGAGTTAAAGACCTGTGTAGTTCTCCCCGACATGCAGATCGGGTACTTCCGAAACAAGGCGGGGGAACTGGAGGGGACTCACGACGAGGAGGCCATAGCGTTGGCTGTGGCGATGGTCTCCGACATCAAGCCCGAGTTGCTGGTGCTGGTTGGTGACAATCTGGATCTTCCAGAGTTGGGTAAGTACCGTCTGTCTCCAGCCTTCCAGCAGACCACCCAAGCATCGGTGGACCGGGCGACCGAGATATGTGCAGCCTTGCGTGCTGCCGCCCCCGGAGCAGAGATCAAATGGTTGGCGGGCAACCACGAGGAGAGGCTGACCAACTTCATGTTGGACAACGCTGCCGCAGCCTTCGGTATCCGTGTCGGCGCTCGCCCCGAAAGTTGGCCGGTGCTAAGTGTTCCCAGTCTGTGCAGGCTGGATGACTTCGACATTGAGTACCTTGCTGGCTACCCCGCTTCATGTGTGTGGATCAATGAGCACATCAAGGTCATCCACGGCGACATAGTTAGGTCTAATGGCAGTACCGCCCATGCCTACCTGAACCGTGAGAAGGTATCGGTACTCTACGGACATATCCATCGTCGTGAGTGGGCAGAGATGACTCGGGAAGACTATGACGGTCCTAGGACTGTCGTCGCAGCGTCACCCGGTTGCTTGGCCCGCATTGACGGAGCGGTGCCGTCCACCAAGGGGGGTACCGACCTAGACGGTAGGCCACTGAGGAGACATGAGAACTGGCAACAGGGCCTCTGCGTGGTTCAGTACGAGGAGGGGGACGGCAAGTTCAACCTTGAGATGGTGACGATTCGTGATGGATGGGCCATGTACCGAGGTAAGGAGTACTGCCGATAGTGGTACACTTGGGTATGCCCACCGACCCAGACACTGGCCTCGTCACTCCTGAGCCTAAACTGGACATGAGTGGTCCAGCGGTCGTTGAGCGCATCAACCCAGACGAGGTCGTTAGGGAGATGCACGAAGAGGGGGGACTCACAGTTAACCCCCGCACCGGAGAGCGCCCTGAAAAGGGTGTATTCGTTTCGGTAAAGGGACACGAGGAGAAGCACGCCCTTGACTCGTTTGGCAAGGAGGAGTTGTCTACGTACATCAACTCCCCGGAGAACTTGGCTGCCCTAACCCGAACACGTAATCTGGTTGGGGGCTGGTCAGAGGACGGAGAGGCTTACTTGGATGTCTCCCGTACCTTCCGTGAGATCCCCACTGGGTTCACGAGGGCGCGCACCTTTGCCAAACAGAATGACCAGATAGCCCTATTCCAACGCTCAAACTTCACCACCGAGTACAACCCCAACCACCCCAAGAACATCGCTCCGGGGCATACCTTGGCTAAGGGTGAGGCAGATCGGTGGGAGAGCAGCATGGCACCGCTAGACACCGACCAGCCTGTTGTGGAACGCGATTCCGACAACCAGCGTGGCTGGATGTTCGGCGGTACTTAGATCAACTTGTTGTCGGTCAGGTAGATCGTCACTTCCACAGCCAGACCGTCAGCGATCTCCTTGAGTTCCTTGTGGTGGTCAACGACCAACTTCTCCATCGTCTCGGCTAGGAACGCATCGAAGCGTTCCTCTAGCCATCCATACTGGAAGATGCGGGACAGGTCCTCAGTGATTTGGTCGATAAGCCCCTGCTCAGGGTATGTTTCTAGGGGGTCAGTCACGATCTTGCTTGTCGTTCCGGGCATGGTTTCGCTCCTTGGTTCATCTGGCTCATGTATACTATAACCGCTGACCCTGTGGGAAAGCAAACCCCCATTTCCTATCAAGGACTTTACATATGATTACGAAGGACCTAGTAGAGAGAGTTGTCGCCACGTTCGTTCAGGCGGCTCTTGGTGTCATGGCAACCAACTCCATGTTCGACCTCGGCGTCGACCAGTGGAAGATGATGGCTGGTGCTGGTATCGCTGCCGCCCTCTCAGTAATCAAGGGCGCTCTGGCTACCAAGTTGGGTACGAAGGGCACGGCCTCCTTGGCTGACTGACCTACTCAGACACCACAAATGGTGTATAGTATTGAGTAGTTGCTACGTAGTCTTTCCTTAGGTGTGATTGTTTATGGCTGTTGATTTCTGGTCTCCGTCCTATAGGGCCTCGGCTAGTGATCTAACGGTTGCAATCTCACCTCTCGGCCTAGTTGAACTGGCCGATGAGGAGTTTGAGGTCCACGGCCCACGTCTGAATCGGTATTCAGCAGCGTGGGCGTGGTACCTCGGACACCACTGGGCGTACCGCCGAGAGTTCGGTGAGTCCCAGTTCTATCTGAACTATGTCCGCACCATGTCGGACTACATCACTAACTTCTGCTTTGGCAAGGGTGTTCAGTTTAGGACTCCTGAGCAGAACAACGCTATTATCCCCCACCTCCTCAACAAGGTGTGGGAACAGCACAACAACAAGGAGCACACCCTGTGGGAGATGGGCCAGTTGGCCTCCGTCACTGGGGATTGCTTCGTCAAGGTTGCCTATGAGGAGCCCTACATGGACCCCATTGGCATTCCTATTGCGGGTAAGATTCGCATTCTCCCCCTTAACCCGGCCCACTGCTTCCCCGAATACCATCCCCACGACAGGACCCGACTACTTCGCTTCAAGTTGAAGTACCGGTTCTGGGGGACGGCTTCAGAGGGTACTCGTCAGGTCTATACATTCACCGAGATCATCACCGACGAGACCGTGGAGCAGTACATCAACGACGAGTTGGTGGACACCTATCCCAACGCTATTGGGCATATTCCTGTCGTTCACATTCCTAATACCACCATCTCGTCCTCCCCGTGGGGACAGAGTGACATCTGGGACATCATTCCGCTCAACCGAGAGTTGAACGAGAAGATGGCTGAGGTGTCAGACATCATCAACTACCACGCTGCCCCGGTGACCATCATCACCGGAGCCAAGGCGAGCCAGTTGGAAAGAGGTCCTAAGAAGGTTTGGGCTGGGTTGCCCAAAGATAGCAACGTCTTCAACCTTGAATCCAAGGGGGAGATGGCAGGTGCGCTTGAGTTCATTTCTGTGATTAAGCGCACGATGCACGAACTTACCGGTGTGCCTGAAACGGCACTTGGTCAGACCCAGCCCATCTCCAATACCAGCGGCGTCGCACTGGCTATTCAGTACCAGCCTATGATGAATCGCTATACCATGAAGAAGGTACACTTCACTAGGGGATTACAGAAGGTCAATGAACTGGTTATCCGTACTGCTGCTATCTTTGAGCCTCAGTTACTGGTGTTCGATGCTTCCGTCTCTGAATTGCCAGAGAAGGACAACGCTATTGAACTTGATCCCACAGACCCTCTCACCTACATGACAACCGTCCACTGGCCTGATCCGTTGCCAGTTGACGTACTGATTGCCTTGAATGAAATCCAAGCCAAACTTGCTCTTGGTCTTGAGTCCAAGCGTGGAGCACTCCAGATTCTCGGGGAAGAGTTCCCGAATGAGAAGATGGCTGAGGTGTTTGAGGAGCAGATGGAAGATGCTATGGATGCTGGCACGTTGGAGATGTTCAACGCCCAGATCATGCAGGCCGTTTTTGCCGCCACTGGAATGCTACCCCCCGAAGGGGCGCAACCTCCCGGCGGAGCGTCTACCGGAGGGGACGATGGTGGGGGGATACTCCCCGGCGTTGCTGCCCCCGGTGCGGACGCAGGGTTGTTAGACAACTTGATTCAGCGGGCATACGGGGCGAGGTTCGCCCAGCGTCGTATTCCCTCAGACGAAGAAGCATAAGTAGCATTACTCTAGTTATCAATCGCCAAACCAGAATGGAGAATAGTTATGGCTAAGACACCTACGGACACCACTGCGCCTGAAGCCCTCGCCGGGCTAGTAGTGTTGCCCCCCAGTCAGGAAGTTACTGACAACACTGAGGTTACCGAGACTGCCTTTGCAGTGGGTACCGAAGAGTCAACCTCTGCTCGCACATTCACTGAAGAGGATGTAGAGCGTATTCGTACTCAGGAGAAAGACAAGTTGTACAAGAGGCTTGAGGACTCTGATGGACGAGTCAAGACACTTGAAGACCAACTGAACATTCTTAATGTTGAGAGTGATGCGAACAGGTCAGAGGCCGCACGTTTGGCTAAGACTGAGTCCGATGCCCTCAGGAGGCGCGAAGAGGAAGAACTGAGCGCTAAGGATCTAATCGTTAAGCGCGAGACCGAGTTTGACGAGAAACTCAAGGTCGTGGAAACAGAATGGGAGGGACGCCTCGCCAAGATCGAAGAGGAGCGTGCCACCCAATCAGCGATGTTGGAGAAGGAACGACGGTACCGTGAACTGGAGACTTATCTTGGACGACGTATGTCCGAAGAAGAGGAATACATCATCCCTGAACTTCGGGATCTTGCTTCCGGTACTACCGAAGAAGAGATTGATAACTCTATAGCGGTACTAAGGGAACGTAGTAGTGCTATACTGGAATCAATCCAGCAGTCTGCTCAACCGAGTGGATTGCGGGGGTCGCCGGTAACGGCTCCCCCGGTTGGGCCAATGGAAACTCAGACGGAGCAGCAGACATTGTCAGCGGAGGACATCCGTGATATGCCGATGGAACAGTACATGCAAATGCGGGACAGGCTCCTGAAGGCGCGACCCTCACAAGGTCGCTTTTAACAACATAAAACCATAGTCCCCTAACGGAGGAAACCCCAACAATGGCACTACCCGCACCGTCGGGTGGTTCGATTACGACGGCTGCTGACCAGTCTTCGCTAACCGGCTACTCGTCAGATACAGCGCTGACCCCAGCGATACAGACTATCTGGAGCAAGGAAATCTTGTTTCAGGCTATGCCTGTACTCCGCTTTGAGCAGTTCGCTGTCAAAAAGACGGAACTTGGCGTCATGCCGGGTCTCACCGTCAACTTCATGCGTTATACCAACCTAGGAGTCGACCAGAATGCTGGTGCGACACTGACGGAAGGTACCCGTATGGAGCCTTCGGCCCTTTCGGCCAGCCAGATCCAGATTGTTGTTTCTGAGCGTGGTCAGGCCATTTCAGTGACTGAGTTGCTGCTCAACGCTTCATTCGATGACGTTATGGCGTCGTCGTCCCGTCTCCTTGGCCGTCACATGGCTCAGTCGATGGACATTGAAGCACGTAACACCCTGTACAAGGCCGGTATCCCGTTCGGCGGTGGCTCGGCGGTTGCTCCGTCCATCACCTTCGGACGTACCAAGGCTTCTGGTGCCCGCACCACGGTTTCGCCATACGATGGCGGTACCATTGGTACAGCGGCTTCACCGGGGTACCTCTCCCCCACGACTATCAAGGATTCGGTTGAGATCCTCGCTGCGGAGAACATTCCGCGACTGGGTGACACCTACGTCTGCTTCGTTCACCCGTCGCAGAGCCGCTCCCTGCGTGACTGGCCCGAGTTCATTGAGGTCACGAAGTACGCCGCTCCCGGCAACTTCATGCTCGGTGAGATCGGTCGCCTGTACGACGTGGTCTTCATTGAAACCACTCAGGTTTCTAAGGGACTTGATGGTACTGCCGCAGGTTCGGCTCTCTCAGCCCTCTCGGGGTTGGATACCGACGCTGGCACCTCTGGCCTTCAGGAGAACGTCAACGCTTACAACGCCGTTATGATCGGTGACAACGCCTTCGGGCAGGCCATTGCCCTGCCGGTTGAGTTGCGCGATGGTGGCGTGATCGACTTCGGTCGTGAGCATGGCCTCGCTTGGTATGCCATCTGGGGCTTTGGTGTCATCACCAGTGAGTCCCGAGTCATCATCAACACCCTTGGTGGTGCAATCGCCTAGTTGCGATTTGCTATAGTGTTGTGGGGGGTTGGGGTCTACGAGCCCCGCCCCCCTGCTACACATACACCCGTCGGAAAGGTTTAACACAACATGGCTGATGAAATCGAAGTAGAAGAAGTAACACCAACGAAGGTCCCTTCCAAGAAGAAGGCTGCTGCTGCTGCCAAGAAGGCAACTCCAGTTATTGAGGAGGAGCCGGTAGCAGAGGTGGTTACAGAAACCGTTACCGTAGAGGCTGAGACGAAGAAGGCCCGCGTCAAGGGAACTTGGCGCATGTACTTCTCGGGTCAGGTCTACGACTTTACCGATGGGGAGTCCTATGACCTCCCGCCAGACCTGTACAACTACCTGCGTGGGAGCGGAAACATCTACGATACTCTCGCATGAGGTAGGACATGGCCTTTACGATACCTAACCGGCCAGATACCGTTGATGCCGATCAGGCAGAACCAGACAAGGGTGACTTCCAGTCCCTTGGCTACCAGAAGTCGGGAGTGTTGAGTGGTGGTGCTGTAACAAACAGTGCTACTAATACCGTAACCGCTGCTGCGGTGAGCGGTTACCTCAACGGTGAGTACTTTAGCATCACAGCAGACACCGTTCTGTCTATGTCTGCCCCGGCTACGGGGAACGCCAAGTTCGTCCTGATTAGTGTACAGAAATCAGGGGGAGTTTTCAGTGTGTATGCCCTACAGGGCACCACTGCCAACAACGGGGAGAGCGCTTCAAACGCTAGGTTCCCCGACTTCGACAGCACCACCGACCTGCTTCTGGCTACTGTCTACTACGCTTCCGGTGACACAGGCATAAACGCTGCTGCCATCGTTGACAAGCGTGTGTCCATCCTCCCGCAGGCCAACCCCACGGTAGTCACGTCCACGCCCGGTTCTGCTGTGGGTACTATCGGTGAAATACGCATCGACTCTAACATGACCGAGGCTACGGGTCAGACCAGAATCTATGTTAAGACTGATGCCACAACGTGGACCAACCTTGGGGCCGCTAGCGGTGGTGGCACCACTACTGAAGAAGTACAGGACATCGTCGGTGCCATGTTCACCACCGACGCCACCCACTCTGGTATATCAGCCATCTATGATGACGCTGGTGGTGGAGTTGACCTGACGGGTTCTACAGAATGGAATCTCACGGTTGCTGGGAGTACCGAGAACATCGGTGGGTCCGATACGGTAGCGATAAACGTATCCAGTGACGCTGAGATCAGCCTGTCCCACGCTAACGGCACGATCACGATTAACGATGAGTGGCCCCGCACCCGGACCCTCACCAACTCAGCAGGGGCCACCAAGGACGGACACTACCTCGTATCAGACCCGTGGGGTTACGAGTGGGCCTTCACCAAAGATCAGTTCATTTACACCTCGTTCGTCACTGCGTCCATCTGGCCCAATACAACCAACACTTGGACTTGTGGGGGTTGGAATAACAGATGGTCAGGCGTGTACACCAACGTGTCTTACTATCAGTCTACTAGTGGCTACTCAGATAGAGACTTAAAGCAAGACTTTGAGGCAGTTCCCGGCCTCAACTTTGTCAATGGGTTGCTGCCTCAGTCTTACACCTTTAGGAATGACCCAGCAAGTCGCCGCTGGGGAATCGTGGCACAGGATGTTGAGGCACTCTGCGCCGAGCAGAGTGTTGCAGACAACAGTTTGGTTACGATAGATGAGGGAGGCTTCAGGAACCTAAACTACATAGACTTGCTTGCTCCGGTAGTCAACGCCATTCAGGAACTGGCTGCACGGGTGGAGGCCCTTGAGAATGGCTGACCTCCCCAAGCCTGACAGTACCTATTCTAACGTCCACGTAACAGCAGTTCGTCGTATAACACCTGCTCGCATTAGCGACAAGTTTCCCGCCATAAACCAACCCGGACAGGATTCCGTACCCGGAACAGACTCGGCCGGTTAGTAGTACAATGGTGCTATGGCCGCGCTGACTGACGTTGAAACCACAGCGAGGAACTACCTGCGGGACTTCCCACGGTTCTTCCAGTTGGATTTTGGGGCCACAGGGCGCACCTTCGACCTAGGTCACCCCAACATTGATGCAACGAAACTATGGGTAGCAACCTATGTCAGTGGTACGACGACGGAACTTACTACTAGCCAGTATTCCCTTGATGATAGGAACGGTTTGCTACGTCTGGCGGCTGCTCAGGCGACAGGTACGCAACTCCTGATAGAGGGCTACCACTTTGAGTGGCTACTACCCGCAGACCTGACCTTCTATGCCAAACTGGCCCTGAATCAGCACATGCACACGATGGACATGGACAGGGAGCAGTTGTCAGCGGTAGTCAAGGACGTTATCGGCATTGACGCCATGATTGAGTCCCTCTGGGGACTGATGACTGAGTACAGCAGGGACATCGACGTTACTACGTCTGAGGCCGTCCACATTCCTGCCTCCCAGCGTTTCCGCATGGTCCAGCAACTGCTGACGTACTGGACCGCAGAGTACGAGAAGAAGGCCCGTGCTCTCAACATCGGTCTGGACCGCATTGAGGTCTTCAACCTGCGGCGCACCTCCCGCACCACCAACCGGCTGGTACCGGTCCAGAAGTCCCGTGAACTGGGTGACTACGGCCCGATTGAGCGCATCTACTCCCCGATTGATGACGGCCAGATCGTCATTGCTGAGGAGCAGGATGACCTACGCACTGACGTGTTCATCGACGGTGATCCTCCTGAAGGGTATGTCACAGGCATTAGGTATCTCTAATGACTAATGTGCGTCGTGAGGCAGACCACATTTGGGACACCTACCGGAGGTACCACCGTGAAACGGGGGAGTCACTCGTCTGGTATGAGTTGCAGCCCTTCGGGTCCACAGCAGCCACTGACAGTCTGTACGACGATGTGTACGACGAGGGTCTGGCGTCTACAGGCGGATTGCGGTATCAAGCCGGAGTTGTTCTCCCGGTAATACAGATACAGGAGACCGAAGACACCAAGAGGGCTCAGGCCGACGGGCGTCTCGTCGTTCAGACCGCCATCGGGGTCCTCTCGGTCAAGGACATGCGAGATGCTGGTATTAGTGACGTTACGGAGTACCGCAAACACCTAAACGATATGTTCTTCTACGATGGTCGATACTACTCAGTGACTGGCTACCGGTCCCGTGGACGTGTCCGAGACGAACTGATCATTGGGTTTGAGGGTATGGAGAAGTACATGGATCAGGAGTTCACCCATGACCC